CGAGCTGACCACCACTAAACCTTGCCATTGATCTAAGCTTCGATGAAGCACCCAAGACGCTAAGCTGAGTGACTTGAGTAGACGTCGATGAAGACCACTGGCTAAACACCTGCTGTGCTGTAGTTACAGACTTAAACTCAGCTACTGCTGAGATAAGAATCTCGTCGGCGTTGTTAGATACGAACGTGTCTTCTAGCCATCTTGCGGTAGCGCCAAAGTAAAAGTTTATAGCTGTAATACTATTGTCAGTGGTTGTCAGAACGTTTCCAGAATTGTCTACAATGTACGGTCGTGAAGCAGCGGTAGACTGCTCCATGTGCCTATTGTTCCCGCTTTGATCCCACCACTTCGACACCCTGCCGTAATTACTGCCGCAGTGAGTAGTGAGCGCTGAAGTGTCAAGGTTTCCGCTTGAGTCAAACCCAATGTCCAGCGTAGTCCCAGAAGAGTTCTCGACCGTGATGGCTGTAGTAGCCGAAGAAGACAGCTGTCGAAGACTGTAAGCAGCGACAGGACTAGAGTGTGTATCAAGAAAGTAATCCTCTGGGACGTCCACACCAGCAACCTTACTAATCCCCGAAGCTGTTACTCCATCTACTTTAGAGATGCTGGTCCAGCTAATCCCTGATAGCTTGTTTATGCTCATGACAGCTCAATCCAATCGGATGATGGGTCGAAGTAAATAATCTTATTAGTTACGTTAATCACATAACCGACAACCCTTACTACATCTCCAGTAGCTGACGGAGCTGTGACTGTAACGTGCCCAGCATCTGTGTCAAGATACAAGACATCTCCCTCGGAAGCACTAGAAAATCCAGTGCTATCGTGAACCCTAACAACTCCAGAAAGAACCATGCCGCTCGTGCTTGAGGTTCCCACAGCTACAGCAAGGAGTCCTGAAGCAGAAGAGGCAGCATCAGCATCGGACTGAACCCAACCACCATTGAAGTAGTGGACGTCACCTCTAGTCACGCTAGACGTCGTCCCGAAGTTGTAGCTAACCTTTGATCCTTGAGCGTAGTTACCTGCAGCGGCAAGTGTTGTGCTGTATTCGAGATCAAGAGCGTCTGCGCTAAGCTTCGTTCCGTCCCACGTAAGATTAGAATCGCCTTCGATAGTGTCAGAGTCTGTAAAGACAGCGAGCTGATTGTCGGCTGGAGTGCCAGAAGTATCTACACCGCCCGAAGCAGCCTCAAGGCTAATAGTTCCTGCGCTATTGTCGTAAGTGAGAACGTAGTTGTCTTGACCACTACCTACGCTTTGATCTGCGTCGAAAGTAAAGTTACCCAGAAGAACATTACCTGTCCCGTGGGGTTCGATATCGATGTCGCCGTTAGATGTACTAACGATCTTGTTTGTGTTTACGTCAAGGTTTCCTCCCAGCTGAGGAGTTGAGTCATGAGAAACATCAAGGGGCTGATCGACCCATGCAGACCCGCTGTATACAAGGTAGTCGTTAGCAGTCGCAGAAGTTATAGTGACGTCGGTGAGGTCGTTAATGTCATCAACAAAAACGCTTGGAGTGAGAGCAATATTTACCGTATTGTCTCCAGACTCCGTCAGCGTAATGTTACTTCCAGCCTCAAGAGTTATTGTATCTACAGTGATGTTGACGTCATCGCCACTATCTGCGGCAACAATAGTCGTATTTGTGTCTACTGCAATGTCACCACTCGTAATACCAATTCCTGTTCCTCCAGTAAAATGAGCTCTCACCTCAGAGGCTGATGGCCCAGTATACGTAATCACACCAGTAGAGCTGTTGTACCCCAACGAACCGTCTCCTCCTGAATCGGTTACGCTTATGGCTGATCTAGCATCGGAGTCCGTATAACCCGTAGCGGCTATCGTTATAGATCCGCTTCCCTCCGTAATCGTCACATTTGACCCCGCAGTAAGAGTGGAGTTTACAAATGTACCTGCGGAGTTGGCAATCAAAACCTGACCCTGAGCCACCGAAGATATGGTAACATCAGAAAGAGTCCCTATTGTTGACGGGATGGTTGGCTTGTTCTGAATAAAGGAGTCGTCGGAGCTGTCCGACTGTATCCAGTTTGCCTGAACATTGACTTCAGCACCCGTAGCAATACCATCTAGCTTTGTCTTGTCGGTACCCGTCATCACCCCAGCAACAGAAGTAGTAGCTGCAGCGATAGTGGCATCCGTGCCAGTGTCAGAATTAACAACGACTTGAGTTCCCGATGACTGAGTTGTAGTCAAGTTCGTGACGCCCAATGAGGCATCTCCAAACACTACGTCTGTTCCATCAGACTTAAGGATCTGACCGTTTGTACCTACAACTTTAGGAAGAGTGTAAGCACTTGTGGTGGTATTTGTCGTGCTACCAATAAAAAACTTCCCGTCAGGAAGGTTTGGAACATCGTTGGTTCTGTCAATGGAGCTGACCTTGAGCTCCTGAACGGTTGTGCCATCAGTCTCAAGAACAGTTCCTATGTTCTGGATAAGGTTGGGATAAACAGGCTTTGTTGCAGTTATAGTTCCAGAGGTAGATACATACGCAGTCTGACCATCCGAAAACCCAGACACACTAATGTTTGGCTTGAATATTCCTTGAGAAACAATTATTCCAGTCCCGCCGTCCGAAATCTGCTCCCTGATAATACCAATAGCTGGCATCTTGGAAGAATCAGAACAGTCGCACTTGTCAACTCGTATCACACCGCTAGACCCAACCTCACCAAGCGCATAAACAACGTCTCCTGCGTTTAGGGTAACACCAGAATCGTTTCTTATCTGAAAGATGATTTTATCTGGATACTCCCAAGCCGTGTCATAATTAGTGGTAGACTGCTTTACAATTATCTGATCTTCTCTTCCGCTAGCAGGAACCCCTGGTCCCGTTTCTCCCTGCGTCAGCTCGCTGTCCACGGCATATCCCTGAACGGATACTTCGGAGATATTGGCTGGAGTAACTTCTACAGAAGGTGCAGAACTAGGAGACACCTCAATGGTAGCCCCTGAGGATAAAGAGATGTCTACTGTAGCCATTACGTAGTTATATCTTCGATTACCTTAAACTCTCCGTGCAACCAGGTTCTAGTTCCAGAAGCGTCTGTCTGCAAGTCATAAACGTACAGGCCGCCATCTACGTCCATGCCGCTTGAACCATCATTGATTATGATTCGAAGTGTTTCTCCGCTCACGATGAACCCGCTAGTTCCTGGATGAACTCCAGTTGTTCCATCGACATCGATTACAGGAGTACCACTGTTGTCGGTATCAGAGTTTCTGACCTGCAACTGCCACGACGAGGCGGGATAGCTTGATAGGCTTGTGTTAAAATCTACCGTAAGGTCAAACGTATCACCTCGTCTGCAGATGATATCAAGCCTTGCTGAAGTATCTAAGTTTACTGTTGGCATACGTTCTGTTTATGACATTGCTTTTTTAAGTAGCTCTTGAGCTTGGTCGTATGGATTTGAATCAGCCTTTAGTTCAGCTCTCTCGCCTTTTCTCTGAGAGATAAGCTTGCTCTGCTCTACGGCCTGCTTTTTGATCCTATCGTCTTTTCTATCGTCCTTCATTCTTTCAATCTCCTTGCGGGACTCGACATCTGACTGCTTGTCAAATTGACCCACTTGAGCCTTGATTGTGGCAAGCTCCATTGCGTGCCTATGACGCATTTCTTCGAGCTGCATTTCAGCCTTCATCTTAACTCCAATCTTAGAGACCTCGGCTTGCATCTGCATCTGCATTTGCATTTGTTGAGCCTGAGCTGCTGCTTGTTGCGCCTGCATTGCTGCTTGCGCTTGAGCTTGCTGTTGCTGCATGGCTGCCTTCTGAGCGGCATCTTGCTTTTTCTTTCTTCTAATCATAAGCACCTTTTGCGCTTGATTGATGTCTCTAAGACCTCTAATCGCAATGGCGTCTTCAAGATCAATGGCCTGCTGCTGCAAAGAAGCCTGAATGTTCTGCTCCAGGAACTGCCTGTCCTTTTCCTCCATGTCCTTTTCGACAACAACTCCGAAGTTGTACATAGGCAAGTCAGCAAACTCTGTAAGGACTTGCATGCTAGAGGCTCCAAGAGCTTTCTTGTAGACCTCAAAAAGAACGCTTTCTGGAGACAAGATTTGCAAGCATTTAACAACGTCCGCTACAACCTTCTTGTAAAGCATAGCGGAAGCGTTTGTAAGATCGTAGATCGCGTTGTTTCCAGACTGAATAGCCTGCTGCTGAACTCCGACGAGAAGATCTCCTTTTGGAGTGGTGCCATCCATCTGCTCGTTAATGCCAGAGACGTCTCTAATCATTCCGAGATAGTGGTTGTAAAGAGCAACCATCTCATTGATGTTCCTAATGCTATTTCCAATCTCTCTGATCGGAGCTGGGCCTGCAGAGCCGTCTGGATTCTTGCTTCTGTAGTAGAAGACCCCCGTCTGCTCATAGATGTCATGAAGTTCCAGCGGCTGGAGATCCCCTCCCTTGCCGAGCTGAACGCTTTCGAGAGCTTCAATATCAATAATCAAACCATCTGGCTTGGCCTTCGCAATAGCTTGCTGAATCTTAAGGTGAGTAAGTTGGATTTGGTCTGCAAAGCTGATACAGCTATCAACCATAGACTTCGGAGTCATATTCCGCATGTTCGTGGATGATGCAGAATAAGAGAGTGTTGCACGAGAAATGTCGTGCATGTTTTTGGGGATGTTGTTCTTCTTCCCGTAGTTTATGACTTTGTTGCACCCAATAATGTAGATGCCACCATAAACGGACCCTACTTCCAAGAACTCAGGAGAGTCACCAAAAACAGTGTTATTTTTTTCCGACGGCTTGTCAAAGCCCTTCATGTAAAAGTTCTTGTTCCCGAATCGGTTTTCTTTCTCCTGGAAATAAATTCTATCTGAGGAGATAAACTCGAAGTCAAGTACGTCAACGACAAAATCGTCGTACCCATAGGCGCTCCTTCCGTTCTTAGCATCATACGTATGCTGATGCATAAACTTGCTGTCGTAGGAATACTTGGCCCTAGATGTCTCGGCAATCTTTTTGATCTCTTCTTCCGTCATCTCCTCGCCAGCCATCTTTCTAAGCTCCTGGATTGTGATCTTTCTCATCTCGCCAGCATACACGAGGTCACTCAAGCTTGGATCTTCTGTGTAGCTGTGAATGAAGGCAGCTGGGTCTACATATCTAGTCGTGATCCCATGAGATGGATCGTTCTCTCTTTTCACAACAGCAACTCCGCACGTAACGAGATCAGTTACCGCTCTTCTGTATGTGGTGTCATTGAAGTCGTTCCACTCAAGCGTAAGATCTGTTGCCATTTGAGCGGCAATCTCAGCGCTAGTCTTAAGGTTAGACTGCATAAAGATTTCAGCCTCCTCGCTTGACTCTGGCAGATCGTCGACAGGTACAGACGACATTTGCTCACCAGTCTCCTCTTCGATCTGCTTGTACTGATCTTTGTTTTGCATGTCGAACAGAATCTCTTCACGCATCTGGTCCTTTTCAGTAGCAGAGATAGGATCTATGGCTTCGAGATTCGGATAAGGATCAAGAGCCAAAATCTTGTTTACTACAACGCGCACAAACTTCGGGAGGACAGGAACTGGAGAAAAGTCCAAGTTCAAAAGCGTCCCGTCATTTGAGTTTGGGTCAAGAGACGTAAGGATCTTTTTGTAGATCGTAACGTCCTGAGTGCCATTAGCGTAAGACCTGTTTTTCTCAAATTGCTCGAATCTCTTTCTGAAAAGGCTTCCTCGCTCAGAGATCTTTCCCCATTGAGCGTCGATAGCTTTGGCGTATTTCAGACCATACTCCTTAGTGGCTTTCTCCTTAGAGGTAGCGAGCTGATCAGGAAATCCGAATTTATTGTTTGGGTTACTGCCGTACATTATTCCACATTCTCGTTTCCTGCAAATATAGTGATTTAGGCGTTGAACTTAAATCTCCTAAAAAACTGCTTATTAGAGAGATCCACTTCCTTCTTCGGGGGAGCTTTCTGAGCGCCCAAAAGAGCAAGACCAGAACTAATTGTAAGGTCAAACTTTGTTCTGTTGTTGATCTTAAATCCAATCCAATCCTCCATGGTTCTGTTAAAGTACATGTTCCCCATGTTGCCAGTGTCGTAGTGAATGCCCACATGATTGTGAATGTAGGATTCAATAGCATGAGCATGAGCCTGAATAATATCAGCTGAGTTTGACGGGAGACCCTTAGTCTTTACAGTCTTTGAAGACTTGGAAAGAAGGTGCTGGGGTCTATCCATTAGATAGCCATCGTAACCCCTTGATTCAAAGTATCTTGCGATGCCGTACTTATTGTTCTCAATTAACAGCGGGTACCCATAAAAAACGGACACCATAAGGCAATCTTCATAAAAGATCTTAGCCAAGTCTGGACGCGAAGCATACTCAACAACAAACATGTTGGAAGCGCCTTCCATGCTAAACTTGTTGTACATATGAAGAGCACCCTTCGATCCTCTTCCGTCTACAGTTTCATCAAGGTCGTAGGAGTCAACGCCGCCGACACCCCGCTCAGGGAACGGAGCAACCCTTTTGCCTCGATCAATTCTTTTTTGATTCCTCTGATCTTCTGGAGGCATCCAGGCCACAAAAAACCTTCCGTTGACGTCTGGAGAAAAAACCACTTCTGTGTCCTTCTCCCCATTCTTCCAAATAAAGTTTCCCTGTACTACAGGGTTTGGGAACAAGTCATCATTGTACTGGATCTGCTGATAGATCTTTCCAATGTTGAAGATGCTCCCGTCAATACTGTCTCGGAAAGCTTCGTCAGTCGTAAACGGAAACTGCCTAGTTACCTCATTAAGTTCGGCTGGATCGTCCTTTAATCCCTCTCTTTCATTTTTGAGATATGTCTTAGCTCCAATATATACGCTGTCACCATCAAGGCCATCGACAGGAGAATCAGGATTTTCCACAATCGGGTTCCCATGAACATCAAAGAATCCCTCAAGAGACTCATAGGCTGGGATAAAAAGTCGGTATAGACCACTTCTGGTTCTACCATTCGAGTTCCTCTCCATCGGACTGGAGTCCCCCCAAAGGTCCTTGTATTCTTTTCCGCCCTTGTCCATCGGATTTACGGTGCTTCCGACTAGAGCCTTTCCTACTATTCTTCGCCCGACGATCAAACACGTCCGTTGAATCCTCCAAGCGTCCCTTATGTCTGTAGGTCTTTCCCATTTTCCAGCTTCATCGAGGTACAAGATATGGAGTTTTTCACCATCGTATGCGTTGTTAGTTGTGTTCTTCCAGTTTATTACCGTATTAAGAGCCTCGCCCTTCTGCGAAGTCTTATTGTTCTTCGTGATTCTCTTACTCGGCTCGCGAAAAGCCAGCTCCATGCGTGGGTTAGTGGTACCATCTTGAATAGGTTTAAAAAAGAAAGGGTACGACTTGAACATTTGCACCACTTTCTTCATGAAAATGTTTTCTTGTGCGTCCTTACCAGTCTTAGACTGTATACCTAGAAGTTTTTCTTTTACCTGCGTAGCTTCGTCAACAAGAACAGAAGCACAGATATTAGTATACCCAGAGCGGCGACACTTAGTATAAAGCTGACCGATACAACGAGGATCAGCTTCGCACGCAGCCATGTGGATAAAGATCTCACGCTGGAAAGATAAGAAATTTGGATAACCTATATCAAGCTTAGTCCATTGGAGCATCATGTAGTGCCTCCCCGTAATATATGTAGGGACACCGTCATTATAAAACCAAAAGCCCTCACGCCTACGGCGAAACTCCTCTTCGATGTACGGAGAAAACTTTTGTCGAAACTCCCTAGGCATCTCGCTCCACTCATCCATAGAGCGAATCCTAGACAACTCCTCTGGCATAGATCTCCTCTGCCACATCTGCATCCCGTTTGCTTTGCCATATCCCTCAATTTTCTTTTTGGGAGGCTGAGCGGGAAGAACAACGAGTAGCCCACCAAGTTCGATAACTTCACCTTGTGTACCCTTGGGGCAAATTGAGACAGCCAGCTCATCGTACCCGTCTATTTTGACGAGAGAGTTCATTAGAACACCTGTCCATACCTGTTGCTCTTGAAGCTAGGAGCTCCAGACTTTGGGTTCTTCAAATCCATGTACTTACCGCATGGACACTTTATGTCGTGATAAGCGCCGTCATTACCAAACTTGATGGTTACGCCACTCTTACTTTCTTCGTGTGCTTTCTTGCACGAACAAATGTATTCTGCCATAATTATCTGCCTTGAGAAGCGTAAGGCTTCTTGTAGTTTCTAGACCCTTTGTTCTTAGACTGCTTAGTCTTGGCGTGAATGCCTTTACGACGAACACGCTTCTTCTTGTAACTCGATACTTGAATTTTAGCCATTGTATTAAATTTTGTACGCCTGACAGGATTCGAACCTGTGACCGTCTGCTTAGAAGGCAGATGCTCTATCCAACTGAGCTACAGGCGCATGTCCGCAAGGTGGGACTTGAACCCACATGTGACCAGTTACCCTTTCTACAAGGTATAAGCTTGAGGGGATACTCGCGGCTAGTCTTCGTTTTCGTCGTTCCAGGAATCCTCCCAGAAGTAGTGAACTCCGTCGTTACCGTTTTGGCCAATGATGTTCATGCGTCTATTCATGTATACTTCGTCTTGCCACCAAGGGAATTTACTTGGAGTATCTTTCTGCGAATCCTCCTGAGTAGTCTTTGGCTTCTTCGATTCCTCCATTGTTTTTTAGGTCTTTGATCATTTGTTCTAAACGCTGGCGCTCTACCAGCAATTCCTTTGCGTCTGTAGCTGTCTGCTTGATAGCAGTAAGCTCTGCCTTTCTTGCACTTCCATTTACATCTGGATCGACAGGCTTTTTCACCTCGTCAATCATATTGTTGATAGCAGCCTCCATAGAGTGCATCAAGCGCTCGGCAGCTTCAATCGTTGTGAACTTCTTCCTCGACATACAGCAAACTTTGAGTTGGAACACGACCGTATGGCTTGCCATCAACAAGAACATCATAGTCGTGATTCTTCATAAATACAACGGTGTCACCAGGCTTTACGTTGAGCTCTTTCGTAAACTTAGTCTCAAAGCAAATCTTTCCCTTTGTGATCGGCTTCTTTTTAAACTCAACAAGCTCAAGAGAGTCTGACTTCTCATCTCGCTCCTCTTGAATCTGCTCGATAAGGTGCCAAGAAGACAACGGATGTATTTCACCAGTGTCTTTACACTTGTAGGCAATCGCCTGACATTCAAGTGCGTCGTTTTCGTGATAGGAAACCAAGTAGTGATTATCATATCCCGTCAACGCCTGACCTTCTTGCAGGACTACACGATGATGAAAGTATAACTCATCACCAACCTTTACGCCGTGATCGTGTTTAAATGGTACGGCTATGACTTTGCCGCTTTGAGTTCTGTGCTCGAACTCGTTAAACCTTGTGTCAATGTAGAGCTCCAGACCGCCTTCAGTAACCATTGTGTCCTGAGTGGTCTTTTCGATCTCTACAACAAAGAAGTTGTAGGTACGCATTAGAAATTTAAGTCATATTCAATTACGCAAGGCATCTCGTGAATAGTCTTCCAGAGATTGTTCCCTTCGCTGTTGCGAATATACACCAAATATCTCATCCTGTTGTATCTGACAAGAAATTCTTCATCTAGCAAGATAGCTTCGACCTTGCCAGTTCCTGCCCTCATACCTACATAATAGGCCATGCCATCCTTGGGGTCTCGTCCGACCACAATTTTTCTAATAAGTCCTTCCATTTTATTTTTGTTTCCAGCTACCCTCGCCAAATCGGAGAGCCTCTTCTTTGTTTGTTCCGAAGTCTATGACTTCCCCGCGTCTCTTTGCCTCTTCATATATAGGCTCCCAGTCTCCCTTCTCGTGCTGCTCAGACATATCCAACCACGATCCATCTTCATTCTGAAACAGTGTAGGAAATGCAAACCAGTTCTTGCCGTCGAAAGTTTCAGCAGCATACAAATGCGTAGACTCACTTACTGGTTCAGTCGTATGAACAAGACCCCGATCGTCAAATCCAGGGATATTACCGTAGTTTACTCTTGCGCCCTTTCGAGGTGCGGGTTTTTTACCTCCTTTCTGCAAGAACCCACCATCTCTGTAGCCTTCTGATG